CGCAATGGGTGTTTGTTGTGCCCGAGGACGAGGCGACCTAAGGCTCACCGCCACCGACGTCGCCCGCCAGCTCGGCGTCAGCCGCCGGCACTCCCCCGAAGCAATCCGTGCCGGTTCGAGTCCGGCCCCGGGCACCAGAGGCCGGAAGCGGCGCCGGAAGCCGTCATGGTGTGTGGGAAGAAGCGTACACCGTCACCGGCCCCACCGTCGCCCGCACCGGCCCGGCGCCGCCCTTGTGGGTTGTCCAGTAGACGCCGACGCGCGGCCGCCCGACGAGCTCGGCGCCGCGGTGGCCGATCGCCTCAAAGTGAACCTCGGCGCCGTCCACGACGTAGCGCCAGCCTTCGCCCGGAAGGTGCTCCAGCGCCAGATGACGCGCACCCGGCTCAACCTCGACAAGCCGCTGCAGGAAGCACGGCGCATACAGGTCTACGAACAGGCGGCCATCTTCCCACCGTAGCGAAATCTCGCGGTAATCGCTTTCGTCCTGAATCAGCGTCAAGCCAACCCACGCGCCTTCCGCCTGCTCAAGCTCGATGGCGGCCGACACGCGCAGCGGCCGTGCCGGGTCGAACGTCTTGCGCGCAAGCACTGCGCCCGACGTGTAGCCGACGATGCGCAGATGGCCGTCTACCGGCCGCGCGATAAGCGGCGAGCTGCCGAAGTGCGCCCAGGTCGCGCCCGGCGCGAACCTTTCGCGCCCGCGCAAGACATTCGGGTCGTCGGGCTGGCCGGCACAACGCAGCAAGGAATGCCGCACGTAGCCGTCGAATATCGCGGCCGTCCAATCCTCGCGCCAGATGGGCTCCCAGACCGCAGGAGCGGGCGCAGGAGGCGCCGGCGGCGCCGGGGCGGGGGTTGGTGCAGGCGCGGGCGGCTTCGGCGCTCCTGCGGCGTTGTCGCGCGGTGGCGGCGCAGGTGCCGGCACCTCGGGCTTGGGCGCAGGTTCCACGATCGTCGCATCGCCGCCGCCGCACCCGGCGAGCAGCGCCACCAAGGCGCTATACGCCCAGAATCTGGGCCGCTCGTCCCGCACCTAGCACCCCTGCAGTTTCCATCGCCGTGACGATGGCGATGATGTAGTCATCGGCCAGCTCGACGTTGCCGCCGGTCTGGATGTAGAACCGGAAGGCGTTGAGCTTCTTGCGCTGCGCCGCCGTGCCGGTGGCGGCGATGTCCTCCAGCGCCTCGCGCTCGGCCGGCGTGAACAGGCGCAGGAACTCGCGCACCGGCAGGCTGACGCGCACCACGGGCAACGCCCAAGTCGTGCCGTCGTACTGCCAACCCGGGCCGATGCTGGCGTCCACGGCGACCCATGCGCCGCCGAGGTTGACGGTAGGCGCTGCGGCGGACTCGACCACCGTCACGCATACGCCGTTCGTCACCAGCGCCCAGCGATTCATGCGAGCCACTCCTCGATGACGATGTAGCCGCCAGAGCCGGAGCCGCCCACCGCAGCAGAGCCGCCACCGCCACCGCCGCCGCCGTACCCCGTAGCGTTGGCGCCGATGGACGCGGCCGCGCCGCCCGCGCCGCCCGCGCCGTACATGCTATTGCCGCCGCCGCTGCCGCTGTTGGCCGCGCCGCCGCCTAGCGTCACAGTCGTGCCCGATGGCTTCATGTGCAGGCCGGCAGCGCGCCCGGCTGACACTGCGGTGCCGCCAACGATGCCGCCGCCAGCGCCGCCGCACATGCCCATCCCGCATGACATGCCGAACCCGTCAGGGTCGCCGCCGCCGCCGTTACCGCCGACGCCGTGGCTGGTGCTCGCCACCGCTGCGCCGCCGCCAAGCCCGCCTGGAGCGACCAGCGGCCCCAGCGACGTATTGCCGCCAGGGTTGGCGGTAGGCGCCGTCGTTCCGCCTGCGCCTACCGCGTAAGACATCGCGCCAGTGACGTACAGCCAAGCAAGGACAGTCGCGCCACCCCCGCCACCGCCGCCGCCGCGCGATGTTGCGCCGTAGCCGCCGCCACCGCCGCCGCCGACAAGCGTGACGCGCGCCCAGACGGCGCCTGCGAGCGGCGTGAAGGTGCCGCTCCCGGATGTGTACGTCGTGACGCGCGCCGGCTTGCCTGCCGGACCGTAGAACGTCGAAAGCAGACTCACTTGAAGACCCTCCACCCGAATGAAGCGCTGACGTAGCGCAGGACGAAACCAGAGTACGGCCAGTCCACCGTCAGGTTCTCGGCGAGGCCCATGATGTTGCTGCCGTTGCGCGCGATCACGTTGTCCACGCGGTTGTTCGTGAACCCGACCCACACCCAATCACCGACCGCCGGCGTAGCCGGAAGCGTAACGGTGCTCGCGGCACTGTTTGTCATCTCGACGTGCTGCTGCTTCACCGCGGTGTAGGTCGTCGTGGTGTTGACGACAAGCGTCGGCGCGGCGACCGTCTGCAGGGACCAGTACGCCGTGTCGTCGCTCGGGTCAGTCGTGCGGCCGTTAGCCGTCTGAATGCAGCGATACAGCAAGCCGTTTGCCGGCGAGAAGCGCAGGTTGCCCACGCTGTAGTTGCCGCTGCTGACCCACGCCCCGGCCGCCAGGCCCGCAGTGACGGTATCGACGCTCGACGTCAGATTTGCCGACAGAAGATCCCAGTTGGCGGCTTCGATTTCGAGCGCGTCGAAGAAGGCGTCGGCGCGTGACGAGAAGGTCGCAGGGTCGGCCCGGGAAGGTGGATCGGGTAGTGCCATATCAGGTCAGCCCTTCGATGCGCAGGTTGCAGAGATGAAACGTCGGGTAGCTAATGACGATGTTGAACTCGCGCGCCCAGCCAAACACCATCAGCGCCTCGAAGTTCTCGGCGTCGCTCACCGCCACCCAAACGCAAGGGATAGCGCGCACAGCCGACAGAACTTGCAGATTCCGATTGAGCAGCGCGGCGTCGCATTGCAGCGTGATGTCCATCTTGCGCGCGAACTTGCCCTCGACCAGTGATACAACGCCCTCGTTGCTTACGTCCTTCTTGCTGTAGTCGAGGATGCCGACCGATGCGCCGTACTGCGTGCTGCCCAACTCATAAGGGTAGCCAACGACCATCACGCCGCACTCCACCGTGTCGCCGGTGCTGCCATAGATGCGCACCGACAGCTCGGGATTCGCCAGCGAAGGCAGGCCGGTAAGGTAAGCCTCGGTGCGGAATTCAAGCGGCGCCGTGAGGTAGTCGTACCAATTGCCGATCTGGTAAGACTCCATGCTGATCGTCGTCGTGTAGACGACAGTGCTTGTATCGAGGTCGGTGATTTCGACGTCGATCGCGGTAGCGTAGGTGTCCAGGAACGCGATGGCTCCGAAGCGCCCCGGCTCCAGCGTGACGCTGAATTCCGTCGTCGCGGTCGTGCGCGTGCCGACGCTGTTGTCGAACATGGCCCACTTGTTCGTCGGGCCGACGTCAACCCACCATGTGCCGTCGTCTGTCGTCGGGTTGTGGTTGGTGTTGGTGCCCTGCACCGATTTGTAGATGCGCTTGGTGCTGTCGCTGCGCGCCAACTGGTCCACCGCGTAGGTGGTCGCCGCCGACCACGCCGCGACTGTCTCGCTTGTCGTGCTGCCCGTCAGGATCGCATCCGTTACCGGCGTTGGCCGGATCAGTACGGCACTCATGTAGCGGCCCTCACTGTCAGCGCGTCGCCGTCAGGAATGACGCGCTCGAGCACTTGCGCGGTACGCTGCGTGTAGACGGCGATCGCGTTCTGCGCGGCGGCCAGTTGCCCGCCAAGGCCGTTGATGGCCGCGACGATGCTGGCGCCGCTTTCGACAACGCTGGTGCTGACGGTTTCAAGACCAACCGCCTGCGAGTCTGTCAGCGCCTGCAGCTGCATCAACTGCGCATCCGCGCCGGCCGCCAATGTAGCCAACGAATCGGCGTCCTCGGTCTTGGCAAGGTAGTCGGAAATGGACGCGAAGGCGCCCGCGTTCTTTAACAGCGCGGCGATCTGAGCCGAGTCCGTTTCAGGGTTGCGGGACTCAAGCAACTTGCGATAGTCCTCGCGCGAATCCAGGCCGCCGGTGTCAAGGCCGACTTCCTTCAATGCCCTCTCGACCTCCGCTGCCGCAATGCCGACTTGCTCGCTTTCGCTGTAGTAGTTCGACACGAAAGACGACGTGGCGGCGCCCAGCGCCTCGATGCCACCCATCAAGTCCACCAGCGCTTGCTTGGCACCGATGCTGCTGCCCGCGATCTTCTCGAAGATGCCGCCGAACTCTGCGAGGCCGCTCGTGAATTCCTCGGTTGCCGCAAGGCGCGACAGCGCTTCCAGCCATTCGTCGTTTGCCTTGAGGAACGGCCGCAGCAAGTCCTCATAGGCGTAGGCCATCTCTTGGCCGTATGCCTCGATGTGCTTGCTGATTTCCTCCGTGATCTGCTCGGGCGTGAGCTTTTGCGTTGAGAACTTGAGTTGCAGCGCAACTTTGTCTACCGCATCCGCTGGCAATCCAAGCGCCTCGGCGTAGCGGCGAACCTGCTGATTCATGGCGCTCGCGCCAGCGCCCAGCGCCTCGCCGATCTCCCCGGCATCGCCGAGCTTGGTGCTCTCGTTGCCGAACCATCCGCCGCTTTCGATCTTGTACCGGCCGCCGCTGAAGGCGCCGGCACCGAGCGAGCCGCTGATGCCGACGTCTTTCAGCTCGCCGCCGAGAATCTTGTCCTTGTTCTGATACAGCATGTAGGCGGCGGCCAGGTACGGCGCTGCGGCGCCAAGGCCCATGCCGAGTCCGCCGGCAATGCTGCCGCCTCTCATGAGTGATCCGGCCGCACCAAGGCTTGTGCCGAGTCCGGCACCTGTCAGCGTGGACATGACGCCAGTGGCGGCATGAGAGCCGAACGTGCCCACCCCGCCGAGCAACGAGCCGATGCCGCTCATGAGTGATCCGCCGCCGCCTGTCCCGGCCATCGCGCCGCCAGGCCCCATCGCCCCTGTCAGCGCCGCACCGACCGGAGCCAGCACCGGCCGCAGCACGACGGTGCGGAACAAGTCTTGCAGCATCTTGGCGACGTCCTTGCCGCCGGTCATCAGCGCATCGGTCATCGACTGCGCGATCTGCTCCCACGCCTGCTGCCACTCCGGCACCGACTCGGCGGCCTGCTGCGCCGCGGCGGCAAGGTTCTCGCCGGCCTGCGCTGCCGCGCTCGCCAGCCGCGCCGTCTCGGCTGCCGTATCGTCCATCGCCGGCGCGACCTCGGTGCTCATGACGTAGGCCAGCATCTCGCTGTCCGACAGCACGCCGGTCAGCGCCGAGTCGGCGGCGTCGAGCATCGGCACGAACTCGCGCGTTGCCTCCTTGGCATCCTTCGTTGCCTTGGCGGCGTCGTTGGTGGCCTTGGTGAAGTCGCGCGTCGCGCGCTCGGCCGGCTCGATGGCCTTCTTCGTCGCCACCATCGAACTCACGGCCGCGTCGCCGGTGGCGTTCCACGCCTTCTTCGCCTGCTCGAGCGTCGTCGTCCAGCCGCTGCCGATGTCGGTCTTCAGGTCGCGCATGATGCCGATCGCGCCCTTGAAGTCGCCCGAGATGGCGGCCTGAATCGCCGCCACCGTGCCGCCGATGCTGGTGCCGATGGTCTTGAACACCTCGACCACCGTCAGGCCGACGACGTAGAGCGCCTTGAGCGCCGTGCTGATGCCGTCGCTGATGTTCTTCAGCTTGTTGCCTTCGGTCATCGTCGTCAGGAACTGACCGGCAAGTCCTTCAAGCGTCGGCAGCAGCTGCGCGGCGATCTGCCGGCCGATGCCGGTCGTGCCTTGGCCGATGAGTGAGAGCGTGTCGTTGAACCGCTCGGCACTCTGCGCCGTGTTCTCGTCGATGGTCAGGCCGAGCTGCTCGGCCATGCGGTCCATCTCCTCAAGGCCATCGGCGCCGGCGTTGAGCAGCGGAATCAGGTTCGCGCCGGCCTTGCCGAACAGCTCCTGCGCGAGAGCGGCCTTGCCGGCGCCGTCGCTGTAGGTGGCGAACTTGTCCGCGACCTCGCCGAGCACGTCGCGCGTGCTGCGCAGGTTGCCCTGCGCGTCGCGCACGTTGATGCCCATGCGCTCGAAGGCGGCATTGCCGTTCGCCATCTCCTTCGACAGCCGCGCGATGCTGGTCTGCATCTCCTGCGCGTTGCTTCCCGACAGGTCGAAGGCGAGCTGCAGGCCGGCGACTTCCTTGGTGGCGACGCCCATCTTCTGAGCCAGCTTGCTCGTCTCGTCCGCGGCGTTGATGGCATCCTTCACCCACGCACCGATCGCGCCAGCCGACAGCCCGACGCCGAGCGCACCGAGCGCGCCCTTGAGCATGCCGAACGCCTTGCCCATGCTGTCGGTCGCGCCGGTGACGATGCCCTTGGCGCTGTTCATGTCCTGACGCAACCGCGCCAGGTCGGCCAGCATCTGAATCTCGATGGGTCCGATGCCGGTCGCCATCACTTCTTCTCCGCCATCACCGCCAGCGCCGCGCGGTCCATCAGCATGAGCGTCTCGACCTCCCACGGCGACAGGCGCACGCCGTGCAGGCGCTGCCATGCGTCGATCTCGCTGGCCGGCACCGCGCCGGCGGCCATGCCGACAGGACGCGCAGCGTTCAGGTCGCAGAACGCGCGCCACACGCCATCGCAGCCCGCCGGCGGCGTGGCCGTCAGGCGCGGATCGGCGGCGCCAGCGGCCTGCAGATGCGCCCGCAGGGTCGAGCCGTCAGGGAGTCGGGCCGCGAGGCGCATCTGGTCCTCCGCGTAGCCGATCAGCTCGCCGCGGAGGCCCGCGTAAAAAGCTCGCGCTCGTTCAGCGCCGCCGACACCTGATCGCGCAGCCAGCGCCGCTTCGGGTCGGCGTACAGCTTGCGCGCGGCGTCCTTGCTGAACGGCACCGACGCGCCGGCCCATCCGAGCGTGGACATGACGAGGAGCTCGAGCTCGTCGGCCTCGTCCTCCTCCGGGTCGGTCATCGGAATCTTGCCCGTCTTCGCCAGCGCCGCGCGCATGCGGCGCTGCTTGGCGAAGGCGATGCGCTTGCGGTCAGGGTGCTCGGGTCCGGCGATCGTCACCACCATCGGCGTCGGTGCGCCGGTGGTTGGATGCTTGATGCGGACGTCCGCGCTGCTGACGTCTTCGTATGCTTCGAGGTCTAGGGTGTCGTCGGTCATGGCTTCGCAGTTGAAATTGCCCGTGCCCGGACGGCCGGCGTGCCCAACTGCGAAGCCAAATGCCCGCCAGCCGTCCGGGTCGGTGCTGGTGACGGCTTACGCCGCGGAGTCGTGAATGCTGATCGTGGTGAGCTCGTTCTGGAACGTCGAGCCGCCCGTGGTCGGCAGCAGCGCCTGGAAAGGAATGGTGGCGACGAGGCCGCCTTCGCCGTCCGACAGCGTGTGGCCGTTGACCTTGATGCGCGGCATCGTGATCGTCAGGAAGTCGGCGCCGGCGGTGTTGTCGGCCGACAGTGCGACGATGACGCTCAGGTCGGTTTCGTTCAGGAAGGCGTCGCGCAGGGTGACGTCCTCGAAGTAGGCCGTGAGCTGACCCGAGGCCATGATGCGGCCCGGGAACAGCGTCGGCACGAAGTTGCTGCCGACCACCGGGTCGCCGGTGCGGTTCGACTGCACGTTGATCGTCGCGCCCGTGATGACCGCCGCCGGCGTGCCGCTGATTGCCAGGATGCCATTGACCGCCGCCATCAGGCCCTTGCTGTTCGCGGCGTTGTAGGTGGTCGAGTAGCGCGACGTTGCCGTTTCCACGGTGCGGCCGACGAAGCCCATGCTCACGGTGGCGAGGCCGGTGGCCGGCAGCTCGAGGTCGATCGTCGTCGGCTGGCAGCCGAGGTACAGCTCGTTCTGCGTCGGCGACATGTCGCCGAAGTAGTGCTCGATGGCGAACGACTTGTTCGTGTGGCCCGTCGTCGGCGCGTAGGTCTTCTTGCCCGGGATGGCGATCGTGCACGCCGTGCCGCTGCCGAGCGTCATCGTTGAACCGTTCAACACGCGCACCGTCGCCGTCGTGCCGGACGCGGACACGATGAGCAGGTTCTTGTTCAGCACGTCGGCGTTCAGGCCGGTGCCGGCCGTGATCCTGAAGACGTCGCCCGCCTTGAGGCCGGCGGTCGTGAGCAGGTTCGTGATACCGGCGACCGTGTAGGCCGGCGCCGTGCCGCCGATCGTCAGCGACAGCGAAGTGAGGTTTGACAGTGCGGCGAAGTCGCGGCGCAGCGCGGCGGCCATGAAGTCGGCATACGCACCCGGCGCGACCTCGCCGGCGATGGTGCCCTGCACGCGGCGGACACCGTGCCGCATGTCCTGCATCTGCTGATCGGTGCGAATTTCGTTGGACGTGTACGTGTCCTTGACCACCGAAATGTCCGACGTGACGCGCCGCAGCGGCGTGAACAGCGTCGTGCCCGGCGCGGTGCCGTATGCGGATTCGGCCTTGTAGGCCAGTTGCTTGAATACGCCGCTCGCTGCTGGCATGGTTGCACCTCGTCAGATGGTGGACGCAGGATCGCCCTGCGTGGTGTAGTAGAGGATCGAGAAGCGCTGCCGCCCGACCATGATGGGTCGCTCGCCGGCGTTGCTCATGTCGCTGGCGTAGCCCACCGGCACGATCGACTTCACGCCAGGCAGCGTCGCGTTGACGGCGATGACTTCGACGTCGGCCAGTAGCTGGTCGCGCGCGCGCGCGTAGGTCGCCGTCTGCTGCAGCTCGGCGGATACCTGAAGCTCGAGGCGCCGCTCGATGCGCCGCGCCGGCCCGCCGGGAAGCGTCATCGCATCCTGCTGCTCGCCCATGTCCTCGACGACGAGCGCCGGGAACTCGGTGCGGATGTCGCTCGGATGATCGTAGACGCGCGCGCCGGCCGCGGTGCCGCCGGCGGCGAGCGCCGCCACCAGCGCTTCGCGGATGACGTGGCGCGCGTGGTTCATTGCCGCTCGAGCATCAGCACGGTAACGCCGGTGCCGTCCGGCTCGGCGCGCGTGACGCGGTAGGAGACACCATCGACAACGAGCACCGACGACTGCGTGACGCTGGCGGCGTCCGCGGTCGGAAGCGTGAACATCGGCTGGCGCGATGCCATGCCGAAGGCGTCCACGTACTCGTTGTCGAAGATGCCCGCCGCCGAAGCGCCGTCCAGCGTGGCCGAGCTTGCGAACTCGGCCACGCGGAAGAACGGCGACAGGTCTTCGGCGAAGGGCATGGCGTCAGACGATGCCCGGCACGTAGCCGAAGGCCGCGCCCATCAGGATTGGCCCGGTGGTGACGGTCGCCACCGCGCGCACCGCCTTGCGCGCCGAGCTCGCCGGGAAGGCCAGCTTGATGACGCTGTTCGCGGTGTTGTAGGTGGCCGTGGTGACGCCGGCCAGGTCGGCAGCGCCGGTGCCCGACGTGTCGGTGGCGTCCTGCACCTTCAGCACCACCGAGCCGGTGACGGCGCCGACCGGCGCGATCAGCACCACCTCGCCTTCGGCGGCGCTGATGTCAACCCACGCGCCGTTCTGCGTGCCGGCGGCCTGGCTGGCCGCGTTGAGGGACGCGGCCATCGTGAGCGATGAGCCGAACGAGTTCAGCATGTGCTACTCCTTCTTGCAGGCCGACTTGGCCGGCGCTGGCGCCGGTGCCGGCTGCGGTGCCGGCACGCGAACTGCCTTGTTGGCGGTGATGAGTTCAGCCGCGAGATGAACGTCCACCTCGAGCACGGTGTCCAGCGGCTGCGCCACGCCACCGATCAGGAACGGACGCAGCACCTTGACGTGCACCGACTTGGCAGCCGGCGCGGACGGCCGCGCGCCGGACACCAACGACGTATTGGTAGTGGTCAGCACGCGGCCTCCCTATCAGGTCACCGACGCCGCGTAGCTGAACGCGCCGCCGTAGCGCACGCCGACGTCCACCGTCACCATCGCGCGCACGCCGACGATGCCGGCCTGGAAGTTGGCATACGGGTTGACCTCGACTTCGAGCGTGTTCCACTCGGCGATGACGAGCTTCGAGAAGTCGCCGAACAGCATCGTGCCGGCCGACATCTGGTTGCTCGACATGGCGCGCATGTTGAACAGCGTGCCCTCGAGCATGTTGCCCTGCCACAGACGCGTCGTGCCCGTGCTCGGCAGCTCGGGACGCGCCATCAGCAGCGCGGCGACCGCCGGCGTGGTGACGTAGCCGCACGCCTCGGTCAGCAGGTTGCCGCCGGCGACGTCCGACTGGAACTCGAGCACGCCGGCCGCGGCGAGCGACGTGCCAGTGACCGCGCCGACGCCCGACGTGCCGACGATGCCGGCCGGCTCGCCGCCGGAGCCGGAGCCGCGCAGCGCGCCGACGTCGATCGCCAGCGCGCACACCGTGGCAAGGTCGGTCGAGACGATCGACTCCGCATCCGGGCTCGACTGCAGCATGAGCTGACGCGAAACCTCGGTGTAGGCGCCGACAGTCTTCGGCGTCAGCGAGAGCTGTCCGAAGGTCTGCTGCGACTCGGTGATGGCCGTGCCTTCCGTTGCCAGCCAGTAGCCGGTCGCGGCGGCCGTCTGACGCGGGATCGTGACGTTGCCCGACAGGCCCGACAGGCGCTGCGCACCCATGCGGTAGACCACCGAGCGATTGCGCATCAGCTCGATGAAGCTCATGTTCTGCGTGCCGACCAGGAAGCCGCCGGCGCTGCCGGTGCCGGCCGTCAGGTCACGCTGCTGCACCTCGAAGGGCACATAGAACTTGTTCGGGTCCAGCACCTTGTTCGTGCGCTTGGCGATCTCGCGCGAGCACTCGAGCTCGTAGCCGGCCTGCGTCCAGTTGTTGGCCGACGCGGCCTGAATGGCGCGCATCAGGCTGAACTTCTGCGCCTCGCGCTGCGACAGGCCGAGCGCCGAAGCCGGGCGCGCGGTCGTCTTGCTGCGCTCCTCGACGATGCGCAGGATGTCGTTGGCGACGCCTTCCAGATCGACGCCGCTGTTGACCCAGTGGTCACGAACCGGCGTGTCGATCTTGTTGGCTTTGCACAGGTTGTCGATGGCACGCACGCGCGCCTGCTCGATCTCGAAGCCGCTCGGGCCTTGGCGCGGCTGCGCCGGGACGCTGGCGGCAGCGGCCACCGGCTTGACTTCCGCGTTGGCGCCCGCGGCGGCGTTGGTCTGATCGCTCACAGCGATGCTCCTTACAGATGCCGCGGGGGCGGCGGGTTGGGAAACGATTCGAGGCTCCACCTCCATCTCGAAGGTAAGCCGGTCCACTTCTTGTGACCTGTAGAAACCAGCTCCGATGTCGGCCGGCTCCGCGACCATTGCGACGTGCGTCGGCCTCCATCGCTTGGTGAGAAGAACGCCATCGGAGCGCAATACCGACTTCAGCCGCGCGTAGCCCACACTTACCGAACGGATGATTCCGTTGAGCACGTCGCGCTTGTATTGCACGGCCTCGTCGCGCTCACCGAAGCGCGCCATGCCGCGCAGCTTGCCGTCTACCGGGCGCACATCTTCGGCGAGTCCGACGTTGATCTGATTCCCACGATGCGTGGCGATAATTGGCAACGGCGCGCGGCTCAGATCGACGGCTTCCGGCGCATGAACAAGCACCTCCGGGCCGTCTGAAACATCGACCACGGCATCCGTAGAAATGACGATTGGAACCCGGTCATCGCCCGCGGCGCGCGCCTCGATGTCGAAAAAGACTTGTCGCACGCACAGCGGCTTGCGTTGCTGTTCGTCGCTCATGCAATCCTCCGCAGACGGCGTTCGGCCGCCTCGTCTTCGTCGTCCTCGGGTTCGGCCGGATCCGGCGCGGCAGGCGCCACGGCCGCAGCAGGCGCCGGCACCGTCGTGTCGAGCTCGATGCCGGCCTCGGCGAACATCTCGAGCTCGCGCTGGCGCACGCCGATCACGTCCTCGACATCCATGCCGCCGGCCGTGGCCGCGATGACGTCGGTGACGGTGATGAAGCCGGACTTGACCGCTTCCTTGTAGGCGTTGACTTCCTTGGTCGGGTCCACCCACGACCAGCCGCGCGGCTTCATCAGCACCGCCTCATAGCGGCGCGCGTCAGACGCATACGCCTCGACCGGGATCGACGCCACGGCGCGCGACAGCACGGCCTGGCGCAGCCACAGACGATGCAACGGCAGGCGGAATGACCTGATCCACCATTGCTGCAACGCCTTGTAGCTATCGCGGTCGTCCAGCAACGCGAGGCGGCTGCTGCTGTAGTTCGACTGCGAGTAGTCGCGCGACAGCGACTCGTAGCTGACGCCGGCGCCGGCGGCGACCTCGCGCAGCATGTAGCGCAGGAAGGGATCGACAGCGGCGTTCGGCCGGTTCGGCGTGTGGAACTGCAGCGTCTCGCCGGGCGCAAGTTCCTGCACCGTCAGCGGCTCGAGGTCGAGCAGCGGCTGGCCGGTGCTCGCTTCCTCGCTGGTGGCAATCGGGTTCTGGCCGTCGTCCGGCTTCGTCACCGTGGCGAAGTAGTAGGCACCGGCGCGCGCGGCCTGCACCTCCGCGCCGGTGTATTCGTTCATGTCGTCCAGCTTGCGCAAGACGGTATGGAGCCACGGCTCGCCGCGCGTCTGCGGCCACCGGGTCGTCAGCTTCAGATGGAAGACGTCCGACGCCGGCACGCGCTCGATGTTCTCGGAGCCTTCGTAGGAGCCGAGGCGAATGTCGCCGCGGTGCCGGCCGCGAATCCAGTAAGCGACCGGCCGTTGGAAGCGATCCACCTCGACGCCCATGCGGCACTCGTTGCCTGGCGACGCGAAGCCGGTGTCGATCGTGTCGGCCAGGCGCTCGGCCTCGACCAACTCGAGCGCGAGCGGGATGCGGCTGTCGCCGAAGGTGCGGAAGTGCATGCGCACCAGCACCTCGCCGGCCTCGAAGACTTCGCCGATCAGCGCGCGCTCTAGGTCGCCGAAGGCCAGCGCGCCGCCGGTGTGGCACGACGAAGCCGCACACCACTCGCGCCACGCCGCCTCGATGTCGTCGTTCACGCGCGTGTTCAGCTCGCCTCGCACGCCGAGCACCTGCGCCTGCATGCCGACGCCGCTGCCAACGACGTTGTTGACGATGATCGTGCGCGCGCGCTTGGCGTAGGCACTGTCGCGCACCATCTGGCGCGAGCGCGAACGCAGCATGTAGAGGCTGGTGTTCAGCTCGGCATCGGCGCTGCTCGCGCCTCCGACGCCAAATGACATGCTGCCGCGCGAAGGCCGCGCGCCTTGGTACAGACGGCGGCCAGGCGCCGCGGACGCGCGCGGCGCGAGGAAGTCGGCGAGGCGCTGCCGCCAGGTCGTCTTAGACACCGGCCATCCTCACGAACGTCTTGCGCCGGTCGGCGTAGCCCTTCGCCATCGCCGCGGCACGGTCCTCGCGCGCGACTTCCTTCTCGAGAGCGTCGAGGTAGCGCAGGATGTCCTCGACGGCGTTGAACTCCATCTCGCGCCCGGCGATGCGGTAGCGGCGCTGCGTCGGCGTGTAGGCGTAGAAGGCAGCCTTCGCGTCATCCAGTGCGCGTTTTGCGTCGCTGCGCAGGTCGAGGTCGCCCGTCTGCGTCGCCGGGTTGGCGGCGATGGTGATGACGCCAGTGCTCAGGCTGTGCCGCTCGGCGCCTTGCTGCACCCACGACGCCCATGAGTACGTGCCAGGCGTCCAGCCGGCGGTCGTCGCGGCCGGCACCTGCACCCGGTACAGCGACGGGTCCACGCCGTCAGCCGCGCCGGTCAACTCGATCGCGCCGCTGCCGGTGCGCGCGACCAGTCGGTAGACGAGCGTCCACCCGTCCGCGGCCGTGTAGTCCGGCACCGTGGTCGTGAAGTTGAGCGTATCGCCGGCGACGAGGCGTTCCTGCATGCTCGCAGGTTGCCGCCATCGCGCGGCAATTTCTACCTACCCGGATTGCCGCTCAGATGCGCTGCGGACCCACGCGCGGCACGCCGCCGAGCAGCACGGCGCGGCCGATGCGCGGATCTGGCAAGGCGTCATTGGTGGCACCCACGCGCGCGCGGCTGTCGTCGCGCCACAGCATCGCGCCGAGGATGAACGCGGCATCGGCGCCGGACTCGATGGCAGCGATGGAACCTTGCGCAATATCGATGCCTTCGCCGAGGATGGCGGCCGAATCGCCTCCGACCTCGACTGCAGCTACCACGCCGCGCACGATGATCTGGCCGGCGAGCGCCGCGGTGTCGGTGGCGCCCTCGACCGCCGACAGCAAGCCAGCGACGAGCACATCACCGGACATCGCGGCCGTGTCTGCACCGACCTCGGTAGCCGCCAGCGTGCCGGTGCTGACGATGATGCTCGAGCCGTTGATGAAGGCGACGTCTGCGCCTTCCTCGGCCGCTGCAAGCGTGCCGGCGACCCTGACCGCGCCGGCGACGCTGGCCGTGTCGTCTCCTGTCTCGGATGCCGCAAGCACTCCACTGACGCGCACGGCGCCGGTGACGGCCGCCGTGTCGTCGCCGACTTCAGGGGCCGCCAGGCTGCCGATGGCTACGGCCGCGGCGCCTTCGCCGACGATCGCTGCGGTGTCTGCGCCGGTTTCGGTGGCGGCGAGCGCGCCGGACACAAGCACCACGCCGGACACGGCCGCGGTGTCTGATCCCGTCTCAGCCGCGGACAGCGTGCCGGTGATCGGCGCCGCGGCGCCAGCTCCGGCGAAGGCCGCCGTGTCCGCGCCGGTTTCGGTGGCGGCCAGCGTGGCCGTGACGATGACGTCGCCATCCAGCGCAACAGTGTCGGCGCCAGCCTCGGCGGCCGCCAGCACGCCAGTGTTTGCGGTCGTGATCGCCCCAACCGCAGGCGTCGCGTAGTTGTCGGCTGCGTCGTCCCAGATGGTCCAAGCGATCGTGTACTGCGTGCCCGCCGACGCGCCGCTGATTGCGGTCTGTTCGGTGATCTGGCCGGTGCCTACGGTTTCGGTGAAGTCCTCGAAGCCGGAGAAAGCCGCATCCGTCGTGCCGTTGGATAGCTTGCCCGCCTTGATCTGCGCGCCCGTGGGCGT